TTTTTGCCTTTTCTTAGGACTCTACCAATACTCTGCAAATTACGAATACGAGATTTGGATGGAGAGGCAAAGATTACATTGTGTAGATTTTTAATATTGATTCCTGTGCTGAATGTTCCGTAAGAGGCAACAATGATGGCATCATCTTGTTGTTCAGTAATTTCTCTTACTTGTTCTCTGTCCTCAGCGTCTACACCACCATGAACAAAGAATACTTGTCTCCCTTCTCTGACTTTTTTATTTATCATTTCATAAAGTATGGCACCATGTGCCTCAACTCTACTGTAGAGAATCAAAGTATTACCTTTTAAATCAATAGCAAGATTAGTGATAAAGTTGTTTCTTTTCTCATGTCCTATTAAGAATTGAATCTCATCTTCATAGGTATCAAACTTCTTTGGTTTATACTTCAGAACAAGACATTGAATATCTAAAGTTGCAAGATGTCCCTCATCAATAAGTTTTTTAGTTTGGGTAACTTTATATGAAGGTCCAAACAGTCCCTCTAAGACCCATTTATGGGTCTGTGTGCCATCTAAAGTGCCTGTGAACCCATATCTATACTTTGCATGATGTAACTTGTCCATAATACCTACAAGAGACTTACTTTTAAAAAGGTGCGCCTCATCACCAATTACTACATCATATGCTTCAAAGAACTTTCTATCTAATTGATAAACAGACTGCCATGTTGTGATAGTTACTTCATTAGTATTGACTCTTTCTCTACCTGCATAGATCCTGTGACAGTGATTTTCAGCATCCCATCCATAATCCTGGAAGTCTTTAAACATCTGCTCTACAAGAGATGTGGTTGGAACTACAAGTAGAATCTTTCTACCAGCATTAACATGGAATCTGACAATAGTGTAAATCATGAATGACTTACCAGATGCAGTAGGAGAGATAAGCAGTTTCCTGTTATATCTCAATGCATCATGAACAGCATCAATCTGATAGTCTCTTGGTTTTAATGGTGTAATTGCTTTCATAAAGTCTTTCACACCCTCTTCTGAAATCATTTCATTGACTTCAAATGGAGGACCATAAAATTTGTTGTCTTCAAATTGATATGAGTATCCTGCTTGCTCACAGAACGCAACAACTTTATCAAGAAGACCAACATAGATCCTCTTTGTTTTCATATTGAATAGGTGTACATATCCATCCCAATACTTGCTTCTGTATTGGGGCATAAATTTTTTGTTAGGGACTTCAAAAGTGAATCTATCTCTTAACTCATATTCAATATGAGGTTCTGTTTTTACTTGTAGATAGACTTCATTGATCTTTTGAATAGTCAAATCTGCCATGATAAAACTTTCACCTAACAGTATTTATCAGGGATTTGAGTAACTGTGCTCCAATATAATTCTATAGAAGTGGTCTCTCATAGTCATGAGATCCTCTTGCTCTAGTGGTTCTCCACCAGACCACTTGTCAACTGCTTGCTTTAGACCTGTATGCACAATGCGAACTGCCTCTATTGGCAGTTCAATTCTGTAATACTGATCGTCTTCCATTAACCTAAACCTGAGGTGAAACGCATAAACTCTATTGAGTTTTTAATTTGATAAGTTCTATTAGTTATCTGTTTAAGTATCTCTTCAAGATACCTTAACATAGTTTCATAATAATCAATCTTTAGAGATACACCAGAAAGTTTTTCATCTGCATCCAAATATTTCTGCATTGTATCTTTATCCCTTATCTTTTTTGGAAAGGGATTCTCAACATATACTTCTGGGTCAGCTTTACCAGAGAAGTATTCATAACGTTCATGTCTTATGTTTTTTCTTTGCTGCTCTGCTTTCTTTCTTAGCAGATATATGTTATTGTAAATTTCATAATATTTGGAGTGTAAGACTGGAATGTTTAAAGACTCAGTGTGTAAATTATCTGGGTCCATTTTTGCATCCTTTTCCCACATCTCCTGAATTTTATCAAGAGTAATCATACAAATCCGCTACCTTTAACAATAGTATAGTTCAAATACTTGAATGAAACTTCAGCAGTGAAGTATTCTGTATCAGCCATTGTAGCATCAAATTGAATTGTGCTCAAGGAGAATGGGAACAGGTCACTAAATTTGACCTTAAAGTTATCATTCTGCATAGCATCAAGCACAGTCAAAGTTCCATCTGAATAAATGTTCATTGTGGAATTTTGACCTAATAATTTTGTGGTGCCCACTGTTTGATTTTGCAGATCATAGATTTCCTGCAAACTCTCAGGGAAACCAAGACCTCTCATCCAATTTTGAATCTCCTGATAATTTTGAAGATCCTCATCAACTAAAAACCTTAAAGTAAGATCTTCAAAGTCAATAATCTCACCAGGCAGAGGAATATCCTTAAGACCAGGAGTTGTTTGTACTGTTGTCCTTAAGGTCATTCCAGGAATATTAACAGCATTACCAAAGAAAGTTACCTTTGGTGCTCTTGCAACTTGGAATCTAAAACCCTGAGGTTGTAGAAAGTTCCTATTCTGTAAATCATTTCTAGTTAGAGATGCAACTGTGCTTCTAGTTGCCTGCCTAGTTCTTACTTCTGTATTAGGCATAATGTTTTTGACTATTTATCCTTATAATAAAAAAGACCCCCTTGTAGGGGGTCTGTAAGGACATGTGGGACATCCTGCCCCACAACAACCAGAATCACATGAGGTTCTTAACAAGAACTCTTCTGTAGTATCTGTTGCTGTTAACTCTGAGTCTACCCAGACCAGCAGTTGTGCCTTCAGCAAATGGGTTGGCAACCAGACCATATCTGGTCTTAAAGCCAATCTTGGGCTGGAAGGTGTTCTCTCCAACTGCACGAACCATTTGCAGAGGAACATATGGGCAGTAGAACAGACCTGCATCATAAGGGGAAGAACCCTTATAACCAACAACATAATACTGGTTACCAGAGTTGCTAGCAGAATTGTTGTTAGCCAGGTTAGCAGCATATGGGTCAATGTAAACTCTGAACTTACCATTGATTGTGCCAGCAAATGTGTTGCCAGTGTCATCAACATTCAGGTTTGCATTCAGGGCAGGGGTATAATCCAGGATACCAGCCATGGTCAGTGCAGATGCTACATCAGCAGAGCACATGACAATGTTGCCCTTTCCTCTTCTTGTTCTTTGAGCGATTGCATTAGCATCTCTCTCAATTTGGAACAGAAGACCCTTGAACTTCTCAACAGACCATCTGCCATTTGAGTCAACATCAAGGTCAAACTGACCAGCAGTTGCTACATTGGAGACAGCACCTTGCTCAGCAGACTTGTAGATAGTTCTGATAACTTCTCTGTTGATCTCAGCAAGGATCTCAGTAGAGAGGATGTTAGCAAGTTCTGCTTCAGCATTCAGACCATGAATTGCCTTCAGGTCCTGTGCAAGCTCAAGACTGTATTCAGCCTTCAGTGCTCTTGACTTAGCAGTTACAGTGACTTTCTCAATAGAGAAGGCCATCTCATTGAACTGATTACCTGTGCCATTACCCAGGTTCTCAGCATCACCAGTTGCCATACCCTGACCAACTGTGTAGCCTTCAGAAGAGGCAGTACCAACAGGGTTAAGGATGGAGGGGTTGGTGTCAGACTGGACAGTTGTACCCAGACCAACAGCAACATCAGCCATGCCACCAGTCAGGTTAAATCCATCATCCTGACCAGCGAATGCTGAATTAGGCTCATTGTAGAATGCCTCATCACCAGACTGATTTTCATATCTGGAGCGCATTGCAAAGATCAGTCCAGTAGGACCAGACATTGGCTGAACACCAGCCAGATCATATGCAACCAGGTTAGGCATTGCACGTCTGATCAGTGAGA